CTGTCGGAAGCCATCAAGTATCTGATCCAGGCGTAAGACCTCGGCGGGGTCGGGCTTCGGCTCGGCCCCGCTTTTTTGGAGGCCATATGGCAGTTCGCATGTTGTGTGCAATGGCCGGCGACGACTTCTCGGTCGTGGCGGGCGAGAAATACGAATCTGACGCGGCCCATGAGGCGCGGCTGATTGAGGCCGGCTTGGCAGAGCCGTGGGTGGAGGAGGGCGAGAAGCCCGCCCCGAAGGCCAAGAAGCAGAAATGATCCTTTCCCGCGTCACCGCGCTTGTCGCGACGCCTGTCTCTCTGACCGAGGCCAAGGCGCACCTGCGCGTCACCGGCACCGATGAGGACACGGCGATCCAGATGTACCTCGACGCAGCCGTCGCCCATGTGGACGGCGCGGAGGGCGTGCTGGGGCGCTGCCTCGTGACGCAGGAATGGGATTACACGTTCGACCGCTTCCCGTACAGCCGAGGCTGCTGGGATGCCATCGACGTGCCGCTGCCGACGCTCCAGAGCGTCACCAGCGTGAAGTATTACGACCCGGACGGTGTGCAGCAGACGATGGACCCATCCGGTTACATCGCCAGCGGGCAGCAGATCGTGCCTGTGGACGCATGGCCGGACTACGACACCACGCGCCCCGGCGCGGTCACCGTGCGGTTCACGGCCGGCTACGGCAATGCGGCGGCGGTGCCTGCGGCGATCAAGGCCGCGATCCTGCTCTACATCGGCGACCTGTACGCCAACCGCGAGGTGCAGGGCGAACAACTGTTCGCCAATGACGCGGCGCGCCGCCTGCTGGCTCCGTTCCGGAAGGTGCGGGTGTGAAAGCGGGCGCGCTGCGGTCCTACATCACGCTGCAAACGCGCGACAGCGGCACGGACGACGCCGGCCAGCCGATACAGACGTGGACGACGCTCGCCACGGTATGGGCGGACATCCGCGGCGCGAACGGCCTGAACACCATCAAGGCGTCGCTGGATGGCGTGGAGATCAACGCCTACAGCTTCCGCATCCGGTATCGCACTGACGTCGATGCCGCCAAGCGTGTCGTGTACGGCGGCCAGAACTACGACGTGAAGCAGGTCCGGCACGACCACGCCCGCAAGGAGTGGACGGATCTCATCTGCGAAGTGGGCGGCAATGACGGTTAAGGCGCAACTCGACCTGTCCGGCTGGACGAAGGCGCTGGACAGCCTCGCGGGCGAGAAGCGCGTCAGTCTCGCTCGCTCTATGTGCGTGGCGGGCGGCAAGGTATTTGAGGCTGAGGCAAAGTTGCAAGTTCCGGTGAAGGATGGCGCGCTCCAGAACGCCATCTACCTTGCATTCAAGGACGCGGAATCGACCGACGAGCGCGTCAAGTATTCCGTGAGTTGGAACCACCGCAAGGCACCACACGGCCACCTGATCGAGTTCGGGCACTGGCAGCCCTACAAGGTCGTCAAGCTGCCGAACGGCGACTGGTTCACCACGAAGGAAAAGCTGCCAAGCCCGAAGTGGATCTCGGCCAAACCGTTCCTTCGCCCGGCCTACGACATCGCGAAAGAGCGCGCCGTGCAGGCCATGATCGAGCGCGGCAAGCAGCGCCTGCCGGAATTGCTGGGAGAAGACAGTGGGGATTGAGGCCAGCATCAAGACGGCGCTGGCGTCGATTGCGGGCGGGCGCGTGTATCCCGACACGCCACCGGACAACCCGACGTTCCCGTGCATCGTGTACCAGCAAGTCGGCGGCGATGTCATCAACCCGCTGGAATGCACCGACCCGAACCTCGACAACGCCCGCATCCAAGTATGGGTGTGGGCAAAGACGCGCCTGGAAGCGTCCAGCGTCATGCGTCAGGTCCGCATCGCGCTGACAGGATCGCTGAAAGCCTATGCGCTCGGCGCTCCGGTATCCGATTACGTTGAAGAATTGAAGAACTACGGCAGCCGTACCGATTTCAGCATCTGGTACGCGCCATAAGAAATGTCCCTACGGCGCGCCTAGCAAGGCGTGGCGACACCTGTGTGCGACGGGCAGCGGGGCGAGGCAACCGGTGAAGGACGCGGGCGGTACCGCCCAAAGTCCCTGACGGGTCCGGTGAAGGCTAATGGCGGCGAGGATCAATCGCCGCTCATGCCCTGACGGGCTGGGCTAACTACTGTCGCAGCTATTTCGAGGCCCGCCATTGCGCGGGCCTTCTCGTTTCAAGCCCCGACTAGCCCTCGTCGTGAGACGCGCGAAATCGGGCACCTGTTTGGCCCCGGTCTGCGGACCCGTGCCAACCCGCAATCGGAATACGCGATTCCGAGCAGACCGCCGTGAGGCGGCCTTTCCCATCGAGATGGAACAACACAAATGGCATACACGATCGCGAATGGCTCGACCATTCATATCGGCTCGGCGGTCGGCTCTTCGCTGACTGTCACCGTTGCTACGAACGCCTCCCCGTGCGTGATGACCTCGACGGCCCACGGCCTGTCGAACGGCGACTACATCATCGTGACCTCGGGCTGGTCCCGCGTCACCGACAAGGTGTGGCGCGTCGCCAACGTCACCGCCAACACGTTCGAGCTGGAAGGCAGCAACACCAGCGACACGACCGTCTACGCGGCCGGTTCGGGCACGGGCTCGGTCAAGAAGGTCACGACCTGGACCCAGCTCACGCAGGTGCTGTCGGTCAGCTCACAGGGTGGCGAACAGCAGTACGCGACCTATCAGCCGCTGGAAGGCGACCGCGAAGTCCGCATCCCGACCGTCAAGAGCGGCGGCGGCCTCGACATCGAGGTTGGCGACGACCCGACGCTCGCGGGCTTCCAGGCGTTCATGACCGCCAACGACGCGCGCACCGCCTATGCGGTCCGCATCACGGCGGCCAATAGCGGCAAGTCGCTGTTCTACAGCTACATCTCGGCCGACAAGGTGCCGCAGATGAACGTCAACGACGTGCAGAAAGCGCGCATCTCGCTGTCGCATCTGAACGAAGCCGTGCGCTACGCGACCTAATGGACCGGGGAGGCCCGGTGCATTGGGCCTCCCCTTTTCCTGAAGGAGCAACACGATGTTCAAGATTCAAGCCAACCCCACCATTGACGCGAAGCTGACCCTCATCGGTCAGGGCCGTGAACAGGTGTTGGAGTTGACGTTCAAGCATTCCACCCGATCCGATTACCTTCAGTTGCTGTCGGATGTGCGCGAGGAAAAGCGCAAGCCCGAAGACGCGCTGGCGAGCCTGATCGAGAAGTGGAACGCCGATATGACCGTCTCGGCTGATGCAATGAAGGCGCTGGACGAACACCAGCCCGGCGCGCTCATGGCGATCCTCAATGCCTACGGTGACGCCTTGCTGGTATCGCGCAAGGGAAACTGATCGGCAGCGCCCGCGTCCTCCGCGACGGACTTCCGACGCCGGAGGACTTGGAGCAAGCGGGCCTCGCGCCCGAGGACTGCACGACGCCCAACGAGGACGGCGTGTATTACGACCTCGGCGACAAAGCGTGGCGCTGCCAGATATGGGAAGAAAACTGGCCCGCGCTCAGTTTGTACCTGCGACTGCATACGCAGTGGCGCGTCGGATTCAGCGGTGCCGTAGGACTGGACTACAACGTCCTGTTCCACGAGTTGGACCGGATGCACCTCGCCCCCGATGACTACGACGACCTGTTCGGGTCCGTTCGTGTGATCGAAGAAACGATGCTGAACCCCAAGCCCGCCTAGTGCGGGCTTTTTCCTTTTTGAGAGTCCCATGACCGAAGAAAGCATCGGCACTGCCCGCCTAGATTTGGTGGCGGACACGTCCGAGTTTATCGTCGGCGTGGATGCGGCCAAGAAGGCGACGGCGGACCTTGGGCGCGCGACCCAGCAGTCCGCGAAGGTCGCGGCCGATGGCATCGCCAAGACCAACGCGGCGGCCAAGAGTACGGCCGATGCGATCCGTGGCTCGGCCAACGCGGTCGAGCAGAACTCCAAGCGTCAAATCAATTCTCTCGAAAAGCTGGCCCGTACCTACGGGCTGACCCGTGAGGAGCAGATCCGCTACCGGATTGAGACGCAAACCACGGGCGACGTACAGAAGCGGCTGCTGTCGATCTTCGACCAGCAGGTCGCGAAAGTTAACAGCAGCGGCCGTGCGCTAGATGCCTATGGCATGAGTGCCAAGCAGACCGCCGCTGCCCTACGTGGCGTGCCTGCGCAGCTCACCGACATCTTCACCGGGCTCGCCACCGGCCAGCGTCCGATCAACATCCTGCTCCAGCAGGGCGGCCAGTTGAAGGACATGTTCGGCGGCATCGTGCCGGCCGTGCGTGCTGTTGGTGGCGCCATCGCGGGCCTCATCAACCCGTTCACCCTCGCGGCGGCAGCGGTTGTCGGGCTGGGTGTGGCATGGAACAAGGCCAACGACGAGGCCGAGGCGTTCAACAAGGCGCTCATCCTGTCGGGCAATGCAGCCGGCCTGACACGTCAGCAGTTGGAAGGTGTCGCGGCCTCGATTGCGAACACGACCGACGCCACGCAGGGCAAGGTGTCCGAGGCGCTGGCGCAGGTGGCGGCGTCCGGGCAGTTCACCGCCAAGCAGATGCAGATGGTCGCGCAGGCGGCCGTCGAAATGCAGCAGGCGACCGGCCAGTCGATCGAAAAGACGGTGCAGGACTTCGCCTCGCTCAAGGGCGATCCGCTCGACGGCATCCTCAAGCTCAACGACGCGATTGGTGACGGCACCAACGTCGTCCGCTTCCTGACGCAAGCCCAGGCCGAGGAAATCGCCAAGCTCAAGGAGCAGGGCGACACCGCAGGGGCCACGGACCTGGCGTTCAAGGCGCTGTTCGATGGCATCAACTCGCGCGCTCCACAGGCGGCGCAGCAGATGTCGCTGCTTGGCGGGGTGTTGCACACCATTTCGGTCGAGGCCAAGCAAGACCTCGACGCCATCGTCGGATTCTTCCGTGGCGCGGACGAGGGTATCCGCAGCTTCGTCCTTACCCACGAGAAGATGCTGCGGTCCGTGGGCAACGTGGCGGCGGCTTTGCCGAGCAACATCTTCGGCAACGCACAGTTGGATGTCCTCAATTCGACCATTGACGCCGCCAAGCGCGCGTCCCGCCCGACCTTCTCCAATGTCACGGACGGGAGCGGCGCGGCGGACGCCTCCAAGATTCACGCCCGCGAAGAAGCGCAGCAGGAATTTGACCGGCTCGCCCTGAGCAACCTCAGCAAGCGCGAGAAGCTCGAAAACGAGATCAAGGACATCCGCGAGAAGGGGCTCGCGGCGGGCAAGTCCCAGCTTGCGATTGACACGGCGGTGGCGAATGCCCGCGCTCGCTATGCCGAAAGCCAGAAGAAGGGCAATTCGGGCGCGGGCATTGAATCGGCCACGTCAAAGAATGCCATCCAGGCGTTCGAGGACCAGCTCAAGAAAGAACAGGGGCTGATCGCCAACCAGACGCAGGTGCTGGAGGCGAACTACGCCGCCCGCAACATCACGGTGGCCGCCTATTACAAGGAACAGAAGCGCCTCGCCCAAGAAAACACCGACGTGCAGGTCAAGGCGCTGGAGGGGGAGATCGCCGCGCTCAACGCCCGAAACGTCAAGGGCAAGGTGTCCATCGAGAACGCGACGCAGATCGCGCAGAAGGAAGCCGAGCTTGCCAAGGTCCGCGCCGATGGCGCAACCAAGCTGGAAGTCCTGAACATTCAGGAGGCCGCGCAACTCAAGCAGCGCCAGCAGTTGCTGACCTCCTACAACGACGCACTGAAGCAGACTGAGGACACGCTCAAGGACGAGCTGGACAACCAAGTCCTCCGCATCTCGATGGGCGAGCGCGAGTTCGAGATGCGCTCGCGGATCAACCAGATCCTGCGGCAGCAGTCGAAGGAATTGCTGGACTTGGCCCGCGCTCGCGACGCCGATCCGGCCAACGCCGACCTGTACGACAAGCAGGCCGCCGCACTGGAAGCCTCCGTGCAGCGCCAGGTGCAGGCCGTGCGCGACGGCTACAAGGCCATGTCAGAGGCGCAGGCGAACTGGTCGAACGGCGCGATCAAGGCGTTCACCGACTACGCGGACGCCGCCAACGACGTGGCGGGACAGACCTACGGCATCTTCTCGGATGCCCTGCATGGTCTGGAGGATGTCTTCGTTGACTTCTTCACCAAGGGCAAGGCGGACTGGAAGGGCTTTTTTGACGGCATCGCGGCCGAGATCACCCGGTTCGTGGTCCGTCAGCAACTGAGCAAGCTCGCGCAGAAGTTCCTGCCGGGCCTGACGGGCGATCAGGGCGATTCCTCGGCCAGCGCCCTGTCCGGTGCAGCGGGGCAGCTCGCGGCGTCCGCGACGCCGTTGTATGGCGCGGCGGCGGCCCTGAGCGCGTCTGCGTCCGCCTTGGCTGCGGCCGGTGGCGCTCAGGGCATCAGCGGCGGTGCCACCACGGGCGGCAGCGGCGGTTGGATCGATGCGCTGTTCTCCCTGTTCTCCAGCGGTGGCGGCGAGCAGTGGTACGCCAACGGCGGCGCGTTCTCGCGAGGGCAAGAAGTCCAAGCGTTCGCCTATGGCGGCGTCGTCTCCAGTCCGACCAATTTCGGCATGTCCGGTGGCCGCCTCGGATTGATGGGCGAGGCGGGCCCCGAAGCCATCCTGCCATTGCATCGCGGTCCTGACGGAAAGCTCGGCGTGCGGATGGAAGCGGCGAACGAGCCGCAGCGCACCGGCCCGACCGTCGTCCAGCAGACGGTCCTCGTGCAGGGCCGCATCGACTCCCGCACCGCTTCCCAATTCGCGCAGGCGACCGCCCGCGAACAGAACCGCGCGTCCTCCCGGAATCGCTAACCCATGACGATCATCGCGACCCGCCTCTCCGCGAAGGTAGAGGCGGGGTTCTCGGCTGTCGTGGGCTTTTCCACGCGCGTGGTCGAGCTGAAAACCGGCTACGAGCGCCGCAACGCCAACTGGCTCAATCCCAAGCGCCGCTTTACCGCACGCACCGCAGGCTGGACGCCCGACATGCGCGCCGAGTTGCTGAACCTCGCCCATGCGGCGCGGGGCTCGCTCTACGGCTTCCTGTTCAAGGACTGGAACGACTACAGCGTCACCGCGCAATCACTGGGTACGGCCCCCTCCGGTTCCACCGCCGTGCAGTTGGTCAAGACCTACACCTACGGCTCGGAAACCTACACCCGCACGATCACCAAACCCGTCGCCTCCACGGTGACGGTCTACCAGAACGGCGTGGCAAAGGCCGGCTCTCTGGACGAGGCCACGGGGTTGTTTACCCCGACGACCGCATGGACGGGCGGCGCGACCCTGACGTGGACGGGCGAGTTCCTGGTGCCCGTGCGTTTCGCCTCGGACGACATCGAGTTCGTGCTGCCGCACCGCGACATCGCGGAAGTGGTGTGTGAGCTGGTCGAGGTGTTCGGTGAGTAAGACCATCCCGGTCGCACTCGACACCCACAAGGCGCAGTCCAGCACGACCCTGACCGACCTGTTGCTGCTCGGTCCGCTGGACGATGGCACGTATCGCGGCATGACGCTGCTGGATGCCGATGTCGCGTATGACGACACAGGCGGCCTGATTGCGCCGACCCGCACCGCCGGCAGCGTGACCTACAAGGCGCGCACAGGCATGGAGCTGTCGGCGCTGGAATCCACGGCCGATCTCGGCGTGGACAACGCGGAAGCCAACACGCTCCTGCCGATCGCCGGGTTCGAGGTCGAGGGCATCACGCAGGCGCAGATCGACGCGGGCGCGCTCGACAAGACCCCCTTTGTCGTCTACCGCGTCAACTACCAGAGCCTCACCGCCGGCTCCCACGAGGTCGTTGCCTCGGGGACCGTGGGCGAGGTCCGCCAGAAGGTCGGCGGGCTGACGGTGATCGAGCTGCGCTCGTTGTCCCAGCAGCTCAAGCAGTCGATCGTTGAATTGGATTCGCTGTCCTGCCGCGCCAAGTTCGGCTCGCAGACGGGCGAGGAACGCTTCCCCTGCGGCTTCGACCTGACGGCGGAATGGGTGAGCGGCACGGTGCTGGCGGTGGGCACGGAAACCGACCGGGAGTTCGCCGATACCGGACTCGTGCAGGACGACGACTACTTCGCGCCGGGCCTCGTGGAATGGTTGACCGGCAACAACGCCGGCCAGCAGACCGAGGTCGAGGCGTTCGGATCGGGCACGGTCACGCTGCTGTTCCCGGCCGTCAACCCGATTCTCTTGGGGGACACGTACCGCATCCGCCGCGAATGCACGAAGCTGCATTACGGCCACAACGGCTGCCGCGAGTTTTGGGGTAGCAACTGGACGCTGCATTTCCGGGGCGAGCCGCATATCCCAATTGGCGATACGGGCGCTCTCAACACGCCCGGAGCGGGTACCTCGCAGACCAGTCTCAACGGCACGGGCGAGGTCGTCACCACGCCGTCCTCCGGTGGTGGTACGGACAGCGGCTCGGGCTATCCGGTCCCCGATGGCGGCAACACCTCCACCACGCGCACACGCGGTGCGACGGTGCTGGACCCGGTGGCCTATGGAGCCGATCCCACGGGCGCAATGGATTCCACGGCGGCGTTCAATGCGGCGTTCGCGGCGCTGCCGGGCGATGGCGGCACCATCCGCCCCTCGGTGGGCACGTACAAGATCAACCCGAACACCAGCATCCAGCCGGTCAGCTACTCGTTCCTCGACCTGCTGACCCACGATGTCACGCTGGATGAAAGCTACACCGCGACCGACCACAAGTACGGCCTGCTGATCCAAGGCATCACGCAGTTCGAGGTTGCGGGCGGGAAGATCATTGGCTACCGCAACAAGGGCGCGGTCCCGTCCGGCACGACGGCCGAGTGGGGCCACTGCATCGCCTGCTACACCTCGACCTTCATCACCATTCGCGACATCACGCTACGCGATGCGATGGGTGACGGCATCTCCATCGGCGGCAGCAACGACGTGGCGATCGACAACGTGATCTCCACCAACAACCGCCGACAGGGCCTGTCGATCGTCAACGGCTCGCGCATCGATGTCACCGACTCGGAGTTCAGTCACACCAACGGCACCTCGCCCGAGTGCGGCATCGACATCGAGCCGGAGAACGGCAACACCTGCGACAGCATCAACATCAAGAATTGCCGCCTGACACGGAACCACAAGTACGGCCTGAACGTCCTCATGCGCGGCACGGTGACGGGCGCGACGATCAGCAACATCACGATCGACGGCTGCACCATCGACTACCAGGACAGCAACGGCGTCGTGTTCCACGGCGGTAGCGGGGTGGACTTCACCAACAACACCGTGCGCCTCAACAGCGCGACGGGCGTGCGGCAGGAAGGCACCAACAGCCTGACGATCTCGGGCAACACGTTCGAGAACAACTACACCCGCGACGGCACGGTCACGGACGGCACCTTCCAGAGCATCACCGGCACCACGGGCGTCCCGGCGGGCGACCTGCTCATCTCCAGCGCAGGCACCGGCCTGAGCGTCCTGACGAACACCTACTACAAACGCTGATGCCTCGACTGATCCCGCGACTGTCCGCTGCGGAGCGGACGGCGTTCATTGCGGCTGCGCGTTCGCATCTGGATGTGCCCTTCAAGCATCGTGGGCGCTCATCCAGAGGATTGGACTGTCTCGGGCTTGTGGCAGTGAGCTTGGCGGCCATCGGCTACGCGCCGCAGCAGGACGAGCGTCTTTACGGGCGGCATCCCGAGCCGGATGGAGAAAAGCTGCGCGCGTCGCTGTGCGAGCATTTCGGCGACCAGATCGCGCTCGACCGCACAGCCCCCGGCTGCGTGGTTTACATGCGCTGGCACAAGCGGCCCAACCACGTCGCCATCATCGGCGACTACTACCTCGGCGGCCTGTCGCTCATTCACGCACTCTGGGAGTCGGATCGCGTTGTTGAGACGCGACTGGCTGGCCCGTGGCCTCGCCGCATCCTCGGAGCGTGGCGCCCATGAGCGGCAGCACCATCGGTGGTGTCGTCGGCGGCGTCATTGGCGCGTACTTCGGCAACGCCCAACTCGGATGGATGATCGGCTCCGCCATCGGCGGCTATGTCGATCCCGACGTCATCAAGGGACCGCGCCTCAAGGACGCGCAGGTCCAGACCTCACAGGAGGGCGTGCCGCGCCCCATCGTGTTCGGCACGGCGGTCGTCGCGGGCAACGTCATCCAGCGTGGCCCGCTGATCGAGCACAAGCACAAGGAGCGCACGGGCAAGGGCGGCCCCGAGCAGGTCACGTACACCTACACGCGCACCTATGCCATCCGCGTGTGCGAAGGCCCGATTGCCGGCATCCGCCGCATCTGGCGCGACGACAAGCTGATCTATGACGTGCGCGACCCGTCCACGCCGGACGACGGCACCGATCCGTCCGTGTGGCAGGCGGCGGCGATGGCCTTGGCCGGTGACACGCAGAGCTGGGCCTCCAAGCTCACCATCTACCTCGGCGACGAAACGCAGCTTCCCGATCCGACGCTGGAAGCCCTGCCTGCGGAGCTGGGCGGTGGGGCGGGGAACGTGCCGGCCTATCGCGGTTCGGCGTATGTCGTCATTGCAAACGACGACCTGACAGACCGGCAGGGCACGCTCCCGCAGTACCGCTTCGAGGTCGTCTCCTGCGGCGACACCGTGACCATCCCCGGCGAGGACCCGCCGTGGATCCATAGCTTCACGGGGACCACGCAGTCCATCTTCGACATCGGCGCAGACCAGACCGGCACCTTCATGGTGTCGGGTTGGAACGACAACCTGCGCATCACCACGAACGGCAGCTTCTGGTCCGGCGTGGATTACAGCGGGACGGGGATCAGCACCAGCCTCGCGATCGCGGACATCTGGAACGACGGTGGCTGGTACTTCGCCGTCAACCAGACCGTGGCCTCGCCGTCGAGCGGGCGGACGTGGGACACGACGATCATCCCCGCGTACCCCATCCATCCCCAATCGGTGGGCAAGGTGGCCGGCACGTATTGGGCCGGCGTCCATGACGTGGTGGGCACGACCAAGGTGTTCCAGCCGCGCGACACCGTGGGCAGCACCGTGGTCGACTACGGGGCCAACTACGGCATCCCGGAGTGCATTTCCGATACGTCGGCGGGCGAAATCCTGCTCTGCACGACGACGGGCAAGATCCTGAAGTCGGGCGTGGTCGTCCACGACACGGGCGGCGTCGTGATTGTCACGCAGTTCGCGCGCCACGGCACCACCATCGTGGGGGCGTTCGGCGGCGGCTACCTGCTGTCCACCGACGACGGCGCGACGTGGACGACAGGCACCGGCCCCGCCCTCGACGGCGTGGCCTATTCGTCCCACTGGTACGGCGTGACGAACGAGGGCATCTACGCGACCGACGACCCGGCCGGCACCTGGACGCTGGTCGATGACTATTTCGCCGGCAACGGAGGGGGCTCCTACATCTGCGCCTCCGAAAACGGCGCGGTCCTCGCCACCACGCAGGACGGCAAGACCGCCTACCTGCCGGCCTACCGCACGGTGCCGGACGCGCCCAGCTTCCAGGTGGACGACAGCGGCAACCTCTACGGCCCCGACCGCACCGGCATCGCGCCGTGCGGGGACATCACCGTCGCTGACGTGGTGGAAAGCCTGTGCTCGCGCGTGGGCATCACGGCGGGCCAGATGGATCTCACCCAGCTCACCGACGTGGTGCGCGGCGTGGTCATCGGCCGGCAGATGGCCTGCGCCGATGCCATCCGGTCGTTGCAGCAGGGCTATTTCTTCGACTTCCCCGAATGGGACTTGAAGCTGCGCGGCGTCATGCGCGGTGGTGCGGCCCTGTGGACGATCACCGACGACGACCTCGTGTGGTCGGACGACGACGAGGAAACCCGCGCGCAGTCGGTGGAGTTCCCTCGGAAGATCAACTTGGAATCGCCGGACCCCGCGAAGAATTACGAAGCCGTCAAGCAGACGGCCGAACGGCGCACCGAGAACATCAAGGCGCTCGGCGAAACGACCATCGAGCTGCCCATCGTGCAGACGGCGGACGAACGCGCCCGCACCGCCGAGAAGATGCTCAAGATCGCGTGGGAAGAAGCGAACGGGCGCACGCAGTTCCAGTTGCCGGAGGAGTTCACCGCCCTCACGCCGTCCGATCCGTTCACCAAGGACAGCAAGCGGTGGCGTGCGGACAAGGTGGAATACGGCGACGGCGTGGTCAAGGTCGAAGCCGTGCGCGATCGCATCTCGGCCTACACCTCGGCGGCGGTGGGCAACCAGACCGATCCGGGCATCCCGCCGAGCAGTATCCGGGGCCCGACGATCTTCTCGGCGCTGAACCTGCCGTCCTTGCGCACGCAGGACAACACGCCGGGCATGTATGTCGCAGCGAAGGGCCTGCTCCCCGGCTGGATCGGCTGCGACCTGCAACTGTCAGTGGACGGCGGCGAGACTTACACCACCGTCCTGCGGATGACCAACCACGCCACGCTGGGCGTGCTGACCGCAGACCAGACGGCCTCGGCCACCACGCTGTCGGTGGACGTGGGAGTGGACACGCTGGAATCGGCCACCGCATCGCAGGTCATGGCGGGCGCGAACCTCTACGCCATTCCCAACGCCAACGACACGGCGGAAGTGTCGGCGTTTGAGACCGCCACGGAAACCGACACGGGCGAGTACGACCTCAGCACCCTCACGCGGCCGAAGCTGGACACGACGGCGGCAGAGCACTACGCGGGCGACCGCTTCGTGCTGCTGGACAGCGCGATCTACTTCCTGCCGATCGACGTGCGGTATGCGGGTCAAACGCTGATTTTCCGGCCCGTCACCTTGGGCACGGCCGCAGAAAACAACGCGACCTTCGAGGTCGTCTATCTGCCGCAGTTCACCAGCGCGCCCACGGTGGACTTCCTCGAAACCGAGCTGGGCGAGGTCATCACGACCGAAACCGGCGAATACCTCCAGTTGGATATCGCTGCATGAAGATTTCTGCACTGACCCCCGTGTCGTCGGTGGACGGCACGGAGCTTTCGCCGTGCAACCAATC